GACCACACTCGCGACCGGGAATGCTGCGGCTGGGTGCAATCTAAACGGCAACACACTTGCTGCTGACGGCACTGACACGAACATCGATGTCAACATTACGCCGAAGGGTACGGGCGAGGTGAACATCACCAACGTCGATATCCTGAGTGGTAAGGTTCCGTTCAGCACAGTTACGAACCGCGCTTATGCTGCGTTCTCTGACATCACCGACCAGACCGGTAGTACGTCTGCTGCAACTGCCGTGAAGTTCGGTACGGTCGAAGTCACTGGCGCGGGTATCACGATGGTGACGGATGGCACCAATCTTACACGTTTGACGTTTGCTGCGGCAGGCACATATGCTCTGACGCCAAACTTGCAGCTGACTAACACGGATACCAACGACCACGACGTAACTATCTGGTTTGCACTGAACGGCACGAACATTGCTCGATCGGCAACGAAGATCACCGTACCGAAGTCCACAGATGGCGGTAGCGCGTTCTTCCAGATATCGTTTTACGTCACTGTGACCGCAGGGCAATATGTCCAAGTGATGTGGCTCCCAGAGAACACCGCAGTTACACTCGATCACACCGCAGCGGTAACTGGACCTCCGGCGATACCTGCTATTCCATCGGCAATTATGTCAGCTGAAAGGATCGCGTAATGCCTAAGACACCAGCGTGGACCCGTAAGGAAGGGAAGGACCCCAAAGGCGGTTTGAACGCCAAGGGTCGTGCATCCTACAATAAGGCCAATCCCGGCAAGCCGGGCCTCAAGCCGCCGCAGCCTGAAGGTGGACCGCGTAAGAAGAGTTTCTGCGCCAGAATGGAAGGTATGAAGAAGAAACTCACGAGCGCGAAGACGGCGAACGATCCGAACTCTCGCATCAATAAATCCTTGAGAGCGTGGAACTGCTGATGGCCAGTCCGAAGCCCACCAACCCGTCGCTGTGGTCCTCGGTAAAAGCTCAGGCCAAAGCGAAGTTCGACGTGTATCCCAGCGCCTATGCAAACGCGTGGGCAGCTAAGGAGTACAAGAAGCGCGGCGGCGGTTGGAAGGGTCCAGACAACCGGGTGAAGAAGTCATGAGCAAGGGCGGTCTTGGTAAATGGTTCGGCGAGAAGTGGGTCGATGTAAAGACCGGCAAGCCCTGTGGGCGGTCCGGATCGGAGAAGTCTTCAAGAGGCTACCCCGCATGTCGACCGGCAGCTGCCGCTAAGAAGTTGACCGCCAGTGAGCGCAAGACCATGAGTACCAAGAAGACGGGACCTGCACGGCAGTCATGGCCTGTGTCCCCGTCTGGCAAACGCAAGGGGAAGTAGTATGGTTGAGAAGTCTAACCTTGTCCAAGTATCCCCTCAAGAGTGGATACGCCGAAACCCCGGTGAGAGTGACGCAGCGGTGAGGAAACGGTGGGCGCAACAGGAGGCAGCATCCGCTGCGCAGCGTAATAGAGGTGAGCGCAACCTGCGGCGACAAGAAAACTTGGATAGTATGGTGGTGCGGAGTAATAAGACCATCCGTAGTTCCGGTACCGGCTATGGAAATACGAGGAACTGATATGGCCAAGAAACCCGACAAAGTAGCCAAGGTGATGGGTGAGTTCAAACGTGGCACGCTCCATGCTGGCCGGGACCCCAAGGGTCCGAAGAAAGCTTCACTTGTCAAATCCCGCAAACAAGCCATAGCTATCGCGTTGAGCGAAGCTGGCAAAGCAAAGAAGAAGTAGAAAGGATACTGAGATGCCTGCTGATAAATACACCAGAAGCCTATACAAACCCGGCACAGTCAAGGCCGAGAAGGCAGCTAAGGCCAATAGTGATCCAGCCCGTGCACGCCGTGCAATGGAGATACTGGCGCGAGAAGGCACCACTAACATCCGTGGCGGTCGCCCGAAAAAGTAAACCCTTCACGATAAGGAAAAGCAATGACCGAGAAACAATATATCCGCGTCAAGGCTGACGGGTTCATCTACGAATATAACGAGCGCATGGCGGTTCACCCTGCCTGCGAAGTGGTCACCGAGCAGGAAGCATATCCTGAGCGGTTCATCACCCCCGTGGTAGCTGAGAAGATCGAAGAGGTCGTCAAACCCAAGCGCACGAGAAAGCCGAGCAAGGGTCTCGATCTTACTACTGACATTCCCATAGAACCTGTGTATACTGATCCCGAACTGGCTGCTGAAGCTGTACGGGGTTGGCCTGAATGACGCCTGCGGATATCATCGCTGAAGCACGAGTACTTGTTCAGGACTCGCGGACACCGTATCGCTATAGCGACACGGTACTGTTGGGCTTCGTCAATCAGACGCTGCGCCGCATGTCGATCCTGCGACCCGATCTATTCTTGGTCATCGGTGATATCCCCACAACCGCGAACACGGTTATCCAGAGTTGTCCGAGCGACTCGCTACGTCTCGTCGAGATTTTCCAGATCAAGAACGGTGATGCCGTCACCGAGGTCAACCGGGAAGTTCTCGACCAGATGAGTCCCGGATGGGTCAACGAAGCGGCAGGCACGCCGCTGAACTTTATGCGGCATGTCCGCAACCCCAATAAGTTTTTCCTATACCCCCGCCCTGCGACGGGGGTCGTGCTCGTCGGTGAGTACGCACAGGTCCCTCCCGCCTATACACTGAGCCAGACGATTGTGGCGCTTCCCGACGCATATCTCCCTGTGGCTGCGGACGGCGTCGTGTTCCTCGCCGAGTCGGTCGATAACGAACATGTCAATTCGGGCCGGGCCAAACTGTTCCAAGACTCATTCAACCAGACGCTTGCGGCTGGTCTCCAGACCCGGACCATTACCGATACGGAAGACGCTGGGCTTAACCCGAGGCAGGTGATCTGATGGCTGATCGTGCGTTCTCCACTCTGGCTGCCAAGATCAACCCGAGCGTTCCGGGCTGTCCGACTGCGACGATGATCCAGTATATCCGTGACGCGGCGATCCGGACTTGTGAGCGCACGCTGGCGTGGCGCTATGAGGTGCCGCTGTTCGACCTCCTGCCGGGGGTTCACGAATATGTTTACGACAAACCGGTCAACACGGACGCACACGCAGTCTTTGCTGCTATCGTCAATGGCAGCCATCTGGAAAAGCTAACGCTCGACGACGCCCTGCGGCTCTATCCGCAATGGGCTGATCTCTATTCGGGTGAAGACCCCAGCGTCCTGTGGAGCCTAACTCCTCCGGGTAGCTACAACAACTATGAGTATAATGAGGCGCTGTTCAACGACGGCGAACCGTTCGTCCTACCCGACTCCGTGGTCGCTGACGCAAGCACGCCGCGTTCGATCTGTCAGATAACTCCTGATAAGTTTGTCGTGCTTCCGTTGCCGGATAACAACGAGCCGTATACGACGCGGATGTTCTTGGCGCTCAAGCCCAAGCGTGATGCTTCAGGTATGAACTCGGTTATCTTCGACGACCTCGAAGAAGTCATCATGCACGGGGCGCTCCAGCATCTGCTGGTCCTACCCAATCAGTACTGGTCTGACCGGGAACTGGCGGCATATCACGCCAAGCAGTATACGTATCAGATCGCCGAGCGTCGTGCTCGTGCCAACCTTGGTAATGTGCGCGGTACATATCGCGCCAAGATGCAACCGTTCGGAGCCTGACGATGGGTGTGAAAGTAACCAATAACGCAACGACCACCACGGCGGCAGCAGTCTCCAGTACTGCGCTATCCCTCACGGTCGCTACCGGCACAGGCTTGATCTTTCCGGTTCTCGGCACGGGCGACTATTTCTACGCCACCTTGAGTGATACCAATAACAACTTCGAAGTGGTCAAGGTCACGGCCCGTACCGACGACGCGATGACCATCGTGCGCGCTCAAGAAGGGACCCTCGCTTTACCTTTCCCTACTAACAGCCGCTTTGAGCTTCGGGTTACTGCTGCTAGTGTTCTGGAGTCGTTTGTCTCGAACTACGACTTCCTGCTTTTGTGAGGACGATATGGGTGTCATTCTAAAGAACAACGCAACTAGCACGATCACCACCGCGATCAGTGCCTCTGACGTTGGTCTGGCTGTTGCTGCTGGCACCGGATCGCTGTTCCCTACTCTCGGCGCGAGTGATTACTTCTACGCCACGCTGGTAAGCTCCAGCGGTACCTACGAAGTGATTAAGGTTACGGCGCGGGTCAGTGATACTATGGTCATCGTTCGCGCGCAGGAAGGCACCACGGCACAGAGTTTTGCCTCCGGCTCCCGGTTTGAACTTCGTGTCACGGCTGCGTCTATTCAGGATATGCTGGACTACCACGACCAAGCCAGCGAGATTAGTTTCGCTCCGACAGGTTCCGTGAGCGCTACTGACGTGCAGGCAGCTATCGCAGAACTGGATACTGAAAAAACTACGCTTACTGCGGTCCTTGCGCGCCTCGACGATAACGATGGTTCATCCCTCGTCGGCCACATCGCAACAGGCACTGGCGCTGTTGCACAGACCGTTCAGACAAAGCTGGAACAAGTCGTTTCAGTGAAGGATTTTGGCGCTATTGGCGATGGTGTGACAAACGACACAGCAGCTATTCAAGCGGCGGTAACAGCATCAAAAGCAGTAGATTTTGGCGGGGCTGAAAACAATTTTTTGGTAAACGGCACTATCACCCTTCAGGCAGGCCAAACCCTAACTGGGTCGGCCACCATTACACAAAGCGCAACGCAGGCAATCCTGTTTAATGCCGACAACCGTGACAATGTAACCATTCGCGGGCTGCGCATGGTTGGCAAATCTGAGGCTGTATTCGTAAACTCGCCGTCTTCATTGGCTATTGCAGTGCGTGCAAACGGCGCATCTGATCTGCTTGTCACCGAATGTCGTTTTGAAAATTTCTATTACGCCGCACTTGCCGCATTATCCGCCTGCAACCGCATTGAATTTTCTAGCAACTTTGTAAAAGGCCCCGGCTCTGCGGTTCTCGGCGTTGACATCAACTATCGCAATTGCATCGGCGCTGTCGTCCTTGGCAACAGCGTGCGTATTATTGGGAATGATGTTTATGACACTGCATCGGGCGTTATCTTGGCGCAAGGTTCGACTAACGCCGTAATTGCAGATAACGTGCTGCATGATTTTATTAACGAGCATGGCATTTACGTCGATACCGGCGTTCGCAACATCACGATCAGTGGCAACACGGTTCGCAACACCGGCGCAGATGGCGATGGCATTAAGGTCCAGCACTACACATCTTTCGGTGTAGCCCCGTACAACGTAACTGTTATCGGCAACACCATAGATAACACGGGAAATGCCGGTATTTCTGTCCTGAATAGCTCACCGACTGGCACTCCAATATATGGCAGCAATGTATCTATCATCGGCAACACGATCCGTGATGTGGAGTCCATCGGCATTAACCTGCGGTACTATAAAGGCGCTACGATCAGTGGCAACACAATTTACACAACAGGCACCGAAGTTATCTATGTTGATGGTTGCGAAGATGTTGTTATTACAAGCAATAATGGACAAGACGCTGGCGCAAACGGCATATTCCTTACTGGAAACGATAACAACCGCATTAAGATCGCCGATAACGATTTTCGCAACGTAGGTAAACTTGGTGGGGGCACTAGCGGCGTCGGCATCCTTGCTTTTGGCGGCTCCTACATAGACGTGCGAGACAACCGTATCTGGGGCGATAACGTCAATACCGTTTATGGTATATTTATCGGCGCTGGCGATCAAACCACATGGTCGCTAGTCAGCAACTACACCTCAGATGTTCAATACGGGGTTCGCTATAAAAACTCGACAGATGCCCTGCTTCAACTGCTGGATAATAACTTTAATGGTTCGACAGCAGTTAGCTTCAATGAGCCTCCATTACGCTCTGTGGCTTCGGTAGCGACACTTACACTACCTTCAGGACAGCGATTTATCCGCGTCACAGGCACAACCAACATCACCACCATCAACGTAAATGGTTGGACTGGACAGATCGCTACACTAATTTTTGATAGCGCGCTCACTGTAACTAGAGGGAGTAACGTGCAGATTTCCTCTAATTTCACCACCACGTTAAACGACACGCTGACCATTTGTTGCGACGGCAACAACTGGTTTGAGATAGCTCGCAGCGTCAATTAACCGAGATCGCCGACCTATAACAATAACTAGGATGACTACCGTGAGTGAAGAGAGTGTCTTAACCGTAAAAATAGATATGCTTCATAATGATGTGTCCGATATGAAAACAGCGCTGAACGAACTATCGAAGGCGATTACCAAGCTGGCTCTTGTCGAAGAACGCCAAGCCAAAACGGCTGACGCAATGGAGCGTGCGTTCAAAGCTATCGGTAAGATCGAGGATCGGCTTTCCGCATTGGAGCTTGCCGCACCTAAGACCAAAGAAACTAATGCTTGGATGGACAGGTTCATCTTGGGTATGGTCATGGCCGTCATGGGTTTCGCAGGAACGAAATTGGGTTTGTTGTGAAGGGGAGTTATTATGCCGGGTAAGAAGATGATGTCGTATCAGAAGGGCGGAATGGTTTTCAAGCCTTGCGCCAAGTGTCCATCGCCTGCCAAGTGCCGGGCCATGGGTAAGTGCATGGCGAAAGCGAAAGGTAAGTAACATGGCTAAGAGCTACTGGAATACCAAGGCAGGTAAGCAGGCGGCGGGTAGTGCTGCTGCGGCTGACTATGCTGGTGCCATGAAAGTGAGTCCCGGTTTCCGCGCTGGTAAAAGCCCAGTAGCTCCTAGTTCTCCTGCTATGGGCACGCTCACGATGGGCAAGCAGGTAACGCAGGGTCCGACCACCGGGTTCGGTTCTTTCCGTGGTCCTTCAGACTACGATCCGACCATGCTCGGCCAGTTTAGACCTGCACGAAAGGTTGATGGGTTCGACCCATCGATGGGGTAGTTATGAGCATTACGCTAGGCAGTCGGTCACTCATGCGCCTCGAAGGCGTGCACCCTGATTTGGTGCGCGTCGTCAAGCGTGCTGCGGCTATGTCCGACCTCGATTTCACCGTGCTGGAAGGTCTGCGTACCGAAGCGCGGCAGAAGCAGTTGATGCAGCAGGGCGCAACCAAGACGCTGAACTCACGCCACCTGACCGGGCACGCTGTCGATCTGGCACCGATGCTCGACGGGAAAGTGTCATGGGATTGGCCCTTGTACCACCGGCTGGCTAAGACTGTGAAGTCTGCTGCCGAGCTTGAGAAAGTTCCGCTCCAATGGGGCGGTGACTGGCGTACCTTCAAAGATGGTCCGCATTGGGAGCTTCCTTGGAAGCAATATCCGAAGGGGAAATGATATGAACTTTTTGCATTGGCTTTTGGCCCGACTGAAAGAACCGAGCACCTATGCTGGCCTATCTGGTCTCGCACTGGCTTTCGGTGTGTCCAACGAAGTATACACTGCGGCTTCCACCGCACTCGCTGGCGTTGCTGGTCTGGTCGCTGTTGTTCTGGCTGACCGCGCCGAGAAGTCTGAATGATGAAGTTCCTGACGACCCTGCTGGCTGTTATCGACAGGCTGTTTGCATTCTTCGACCAGCAGCATTGGAAGCGGCAGGGTCGTCAGGAAACCGTCAAGGAGATGAACGATGCGATTAACCGACAGATCGAACTTGGCGAAGCTGCTATCGCTATCCCTGATCCTGAGCGCGACGAGCGGCTGCGTAACCGATTTGACCGATCCCGC